GAGCCGCGCGCAAGCGTGGCAGCCCTATGTGGCCGCCGGGAACGTGATCCTGCCCTGTCAATGCGGGAAGTCCGAGCCTCACCACCACGACGTGCCCGCCGCTGCCCTACCGGCGGAGGAGTGGGTACGCTCGCTGGTGGCAGAGCACGCAGTGTTCCCCAAGGGGCTGCATGACGACTGGGTAGACGGCACCGGGTACGCGGTGGCAGAGATCCTGAAACCGGAGGCGGTCACCATCACCGCCAAGAGCCTGACCAACGCCTTCGGGCGCTTCAACGCTTGACCGACAACCGAAAACGGGGTAGCGCGTACCTATGCCAGACCAGCCGAGCCTGACCACCCTGATCGCCTACAGCGGCTTCCCCAACTACGGGTCCACCAGCTATGCCGCACAGGACGAGCGCCACCGTGAGCTACAGGGCACCCGGCGGGACACGGTCTTTGCCGAGATGCTGGAGGGCGATAGCCTGATCGCCGTTTCTTTCGGCATCATGGCCAACCTTGCCGCACAGGTGCCCTACACCTTCACCGCTGCCGATGCCAGCGACCCCGAATCCGTCGCCATCGCGGAGGACTTCGGCGCGATGTGGAAGGCGCTCAAAACCCCGTGGACAGACGTGGTGAAAGAGGCGATCCGGGGCACCGCTTGGGGCTACAGCCTGCATGAGCTTGTAGCCGAGATGCGCGACGGGCAGCCCACCCTAACCGACCTCTTCCACATCCGACAGGACAGCCGTTATTGCTGGCATTGGGGAGAAGGAGGCCGGGAAGTCGTCGCTGTGGAGCAGTTGACCCGTAGCGGACAGCACGCGACGATCCCGATGGGCAAGATCCTGCACTTTGTGGCGGACGCCTCCAGCGGCGACCCGGAAGGCCGTCCGTGGTTGCGCCCGTTGTACAAGGACTATCGCGCACAGAACACCACGACCGACTACGCCGTGATTGGGGTGGGCAAGGATGCGACTGGGATGGTGGTTGCGCGCGTGCCGGTCAAGCTCTTTGCGGACTCGCTACAGCCGGGGTCTGCCGAGTACACTGACGCCGCCGCCGCAGTCACCGCGATCACGAAAAACGTCAGCGCCATGCAGCGCGGGGCTCGCGAGGGCCTGGTCTTTCCGTCCAGCGAGGATGAGGATGGCCGGAAAACCGGCTACAACATCGAACAACTGCAAGGCGGCGGCGCACGTCAGTTTGACCACCTCGCGCTCATCAAACACTTCGAGGGCCGGATCGGGCGCGGGCTCCTGACGCAGTTCCTACTCTTGGGCACGGATAAGGCCGGTTCCTTCGCCCTTTCTGCCGACCAGACCGAGCTGTTGGGCGTCGCCTTGGGCGGCCTGCTTGACTCCCTGGTGGACGCCGTGAATCAGCAGGTGGTGGCGCGCGTCGCCGATCTGCGGGGTATCCCGGCAGACCTGCGGCCCAGTCTGACCCGTGGCCCGCTGGACAAGCCCGACCTTGCCAAGTTGGGGGCCTTCATCAAGGACATGATCGGCGCCGCCGCGATCACCCCAGGCCCGGAACTGGAAGCCTACCTCCGCAGCGCCGCAGAGCTTCCGGCGGTGGACGCGACCAGCGAGGCGATGTGAGCCGGGGCCTGTCGCTACGCGCCCGCCGCTTCGGAAAGCAGGGCGAACGAGCGTTTATCGCCAGTCGCCGGGAAGCCGAGAAGCTGACCGACTCGCTGCTCAAGGCGCTGCTGCGGTGGCAGGGTGGGGCTGACGTGTCGCAGGCGGACCTGACGCAGGCCCTCCTCACCGGCACCCCGGAAGAGGTGGCCGCGGCGATCATGCCCCCCGGCGGGGATGCGGCGCTTCAGGCGGAGTACGAGCGGATCGCCGGACAGATTATCGAAATCGCCGGGGATGCACAGTGGAAGGAACTGGACTTTGAGGCCAGCTTCAACCTGCTGAACCCCTACTCGCCGCAGTGGATGCGGGCCTATGGCGCGGAGTTGGTGACCGAGATCGGCGACCTGTCGCGCTACGCCATCCGTGAGGAGGTGGCCCGCAGCTTTGAGCAGGGGCTTGCCCCGCGCGAGATCGCCCGCACCCTGGGAGAGTGGGCGGGGCTGCGGCGTGACCAGAGCCGTGCGCTGGACCTGTACGCACAGGGCTTGCGGGCAGCGGGCGTGAGCGGGGACAATCTGGATGCCCGGATCGCAACCCAGGCCCAACGGCTGCGCAACCAGCGGGGGCTCCTGATCGCCCGTACCGAGGTGATCAACGCCCACGGACACGGCACAGAGCAGTCATGGGAGACAGCGCGCGAAGCTGGCTACCTTGGCGGTGACCTCAAGAAAGTCTGGATCGCGGCGATGGGTAGCGAACGCACCTGCAAAATCTGCCGCGACTTGGACGGTCGCACCGCTGCCCTGGGAGAGCCCTTCGTGGGCGCGTACACGTCGGCAGAGGCCCCCACCGCCCACCCACAATGCCGATGCGCTATCGGCCTGGACGTGAAATAATGAAGCTCACAGCACCGGAAAGCGTCAAGGCAGAGCTGCGGCGCGGGCTGGCCTGGCATGAGAAGGGCCACAGCGGCGACGGCTTGCGGCCGGAGACAGTCGCATGGGCACGCCGCCTCGCCGACGGGGAGCCCATCACCCGCGACAAGGCGGTCAAGATGCGCGCGTGGTTGGCCCGCCACGAGGCCGATAAGAGCGGCAAGGGCTTCACCCCCGGCGAGGGATACCCCAGCCCCGGGCGCGTCGCGTGGGCATTGTGGGGCGGCGATCCGGCTGTCGGGTGGTCCGCCAAGGTTGTAAGGCACTTTGAAAGCGAGGATTCTATGCAAAAGCGGGACTACAACACGGAACAGCGGCGGGCGATGGCAGAGAGCGGTGAGGCCCTGCCCGACGGCTCCTTCCCCATCGCCAACGAGGCGGACCTGAAAGCGGCGATGCAGTCGATTGGCCGCGCCAAAGACCCGGAGCGGGCCAAGGCGCATATCCGGCGGCGGGCCAAGGCGCTGAAGCTGACCGACCTCCTCACCCCCGCCTTCAAGCCGGGCAAGGTGAGCAAGGGCGACGTCTACGCGGACCTCTGGGATCCCCCGGATCTCCCTATCCCCTGCACCCCGGCGGACCTGACCCCGGCGATGTCCGCCACCATGCCCGCCCCCATGCAAGACCAGTTCTGCGCCGTGTGGAACGCGCTGGCCGCCCCGATTCCCGACGGCGCCGGTATGGACGACGACCGCGCCTTCGGGCTGGCGATGGATCTGCTGTGCTACCAGCACGGATGGACGCGGCGCCCCGATGGCTCCTACGCGCGGGTCGCCATCGTGGCGGACGGCATGGAGTACGGGGAGGAAGAGGAGGGCATGGAGAAGGCCGGGCGCGTACTCTCAGCCGCCAACGAGGCGAAGGTGCGGGCGGCTATGGATGCGCTCGCCGGGCTGCTTGCGACGGTGGAGGCGCCGATGGAAGAGGAGGGGATGGGCAAGGCGGCGCCGGTGTCCATCACCTTCGACCTGGAAAAGATGGCGAAGAATGACGAGAAGATGCAGGTGTTTGGCTGGGCATACCTCTGCAAAGACGCCAGCGGGAAGCCCGTTACCGACGTGAGCGGCGACGTGGTGGACCCCGAAAGCCTCCAGAAAGCCGCCTATGCAGGATTCTCCAAGCTTTTCGCCGGGATGATGCACAAGGGCAAGGCGGCGGCAAGCCTGATCACCCTGGCATGGTCCGACCCAGAAGTGCGCAAGGCGATGGGCGCCACCGACCCCGGCAAGGAAGAGGGCCTGTGGATTGGCTTCCAGGTGGAGTCGGAGGCGCTGTGGAAGGACATCAAAGGCGGCAAGTTCCCGGCGTTCAGCATCGGCGGGAAGGGCGTCAGAAGTCCCCTGTAGCGTCGGGGTGGTTGAGGTATTTGTACGCCTTTGCGCCGGTCAGGCTGTCCGAAAGGGTCCACCCTGTGGGCAGTCTCCGGCGGATGGCCTCCCAAATCTCCGGCGAGCAGATGCGGTTCACCTCCGTTTCACGCACCACGTCTACAAGGTAGACGACTCCGCCTCCGTTCCGGGCGACGGCCGCGATCCGGTCCACCACCGCCGGGTCTTCCGCGATCTCATCGGCGGTTCTGGCGGTTGGCGTGTGCTGGGAAAACTGGTACGGTGTCACCACCGCTTTACGGTCGACAGGCTGGTGCTGTACAGTCTCGGCCTTGGGCATACTGTCCCAAATGGCCCAGATGTCCTCACAAGGTCTGTACAGGTCATGCTTTTTGATGAAGTTGTAGGCTGTTTTTGGGTCGGGGCAGAGCATAAGCCCCGTGCCAGCGTATTGAACGAACTGGTCCATGTGCTCTTCAGGGATATCCTGACTGAAGTAGTCGCGTATATCCTCCATGACTTCAACGTATTTCTCAAGTGTACAGCGCTCTAAGCGGAGAGGCACCGCGCACTGAGACGCAAACCAGTCAACCATCGGCCACCTCCAGCCACAGCACCCGCAGCGTGCCCACATCCGGGCAGGTGGTGTAGAGCCACCGCCCCGCGCTCCACTCCACCGGCCCGCACTCACCGGCGGCGCTGCACCACGACACCGCCAGCGGCTCGCCGACCAGCGGCAGCCACATCACCGCATAGCCTGGGCAGTCGTGCGAGGTGGCGAAGGTGGGGAGGGCGGTATCTTCGGGGCACGGGGCGACGGCGTATTCGGAGCAGGCGAGGAACAGGAGGAGGGTCATCTGGCATCCCATTGTGTAAGGGTCGCTATCATAGCCGCCGTGGTCTGCTTCTCGATCTGGTGCTGAACGTACTCCATCGCGCGGCCCTCGGATCCATCCCTGGTGTTGAAGTACCGTATACCAAACAGCGATAGACCCAGGCGCTGCCTGTCAAAAAACCAGCCGCGCGCCGAAGGTTTGAACGGGTATGGGCTGCGGGCCGCGTCGTACACCGGGATTGTGTACCGAAGTGATACAGCCCCCTGCTGCGCTGTCGTGCGGATGTGGTCGAGGTACAACCACGCGCCACGGACGACGCAGGCAGCGAGAATCGGCCCGTTGTGTGGGCAGGAATCGCGCACGGACCGCACCCCCGGAAGGCGCTCCCAGGTGTCCCAGGATGGAGGCGCAGATGTGTAGTTGAGGCATGTGCCTGCGCTTGCGCCTCCCCGTGGCGGCGGCGCGTCGTGCGTTACCTTGACGGTTGTCAGATATTCAGGAAGTATGCGCTTTACTTCGGCATGGGTGGTGTTGTTGGCGCTGTGCCTTATCAAGAACGCAGCCCGCGCCAAGTCCACGTCTGCACGTTCGATGGCGTCAACGATGCGCGCGATGTTGGTTTCGTCCAGTTCGGAAGCCAGTATCTCGGGATTGTGGTGGCGCCGTTGGCTGTGGCGAAGGTTGGCAAGATATGCCTCGGTCAAATCTCGGATTTCCGCCCGCTCATCATGCCGAAGCATCCCGCCGCTGTCGCTGTCGTCGGGCGTGGCCCAAGGCTCGTCTCCGATGCCCATTCGGTCAAGGTGGACAGCCAGCATGTCGTCAGGGCACCCCAAATCCTGAAGGCAGAGTCGCGCCCATTCGCGGCGTGTCATCGCCCACCCCCATCCGGCGGCGCAATCCCAAGCACCGCCTCCTCATGTTCCAGCATCGCCCGAATCTGCGCCGCCGCTGTCCGATGCCGACGACCCGCCACCACCCGAAGCCGCTGCATCCAGTGGGCCTCAAGGCGCACGGTGCCCCGCGTGTCCTCTTGGGGCTGCTCACCCTCGCTCACCTCTTCCTGCTCTATCATGGTACCTCCACGGCGCCGGAATGGCACCTCTGCGCCACTATCTC